AATTGATACATACGCAACAATGGCCACCGTATGGGCCGCAATCGAACCTGCCAGCGGCAATAAGTATTATCAGGCATTGCAAGCCACATCCTCAATCACGGGCATGGTCAGAATCCGCTATCGTTCAGATATCCGCTCGACATGGCGCATCAAATTCGGTGAAAGAATTCTGACCATTGTGGACATCATCGACGTCAAAGAGCAGCGGTCTGAGTTGCAGATAGCCTACAAGGAATTGCAGGACTGATATGGCCAGCGCAGTTGTGGAAGTACACCTCGCCTATTGGACGCTTATTGGAGATTCCCATATTCTGGCCCTCATAGGTATTTCCGGGAAATACGAGTGGTGCCTGTGGGAATTGCAGGACTGACATGGACATCTCATTCGAAATAGAGGGGATGGACAAATTGCGGGATAATCTGGAGAAAGTAGCCAAGTCTCTGGGGGCTGATGCAGTGGAACCCATACTGCTGGAAGAGGCAGAGAAGATGGCTGATGATGCACGCTCACGAGCCCCAAAGGGCCCAACAGGAAATCTGAAACGGTCTATTGTGGCCAAGACTCTTAGACGTGGGCGTGCCAACGCGTTTGGAGTGAATACTGGTAATGAATCACCAGCTCCGGCGATTGTAGCTATTGATTACCGTATAGGCCCGCATGCCCATCTGATTGAATATGGCACTGTAGAGCGTATCAGCAAAAAGACAGGCAAGTCCAGTGGCGTCGTGCCTGCGCATCCGTTCTTTCGGCCTGCCTGGGATGCTCATCAGGGGCATATCATTGATGATATAAGCTCTAAACTGGCTACTATAGTTGAGGACTCTGTGTAATGTTTATCGAGCAAGCCATCATGCACCAGTTGAAGAACACGGCAGCGATAACGGCCCTTGTCCCGGGCGGCATTCATTTCGTGAAAGCGCCACAGGACACGATGAACCCATACATCGCCATTCAGAAGGTCAGCGATGTCCCGTCTCACACCCATCAAGGGAATGCTGGACTAAATAATTGCCGTTATCAAATATCATGCTACGCACAGACCTACGCAACCTGTAAATCCATAACAGCAGCGATACTGGCAGGGCTGGATTCGTATGCTGGAATCATGGGTGGTACAGGTGGAGTGTATATAGGGATGTGCTTCCTTGATAATGAAACTGACATAGGATGGGATGAGGATTTGCGATTGTTCGGGGTAGCTGTGGACTATCTCATCAGCTATACATAGATAAATAAGGACTCGGAGGCCGTCACATCGACGGCCTTTATTGTATTAATAACAGGAGGGCAGGACAATGACAACCGCAGCCATATCAGGCTTTGGAAGCACGATCCAATGGAACGGGCACGCAATAGCTGAGATTAGGACTATTGGAGGCCCTAGTCTAAAAGCGGACACTATCGACGTAACTTCGCATGACTCAACCAGTACGTTTAAGGAATTCATTGCCGGTCTTCGGGATGGTGGCGAAATATCGATTGACGGGATATTTATCCCAGGTGATACAGATGGCCAGATTGCCATGGTAACGGATTTTGCCTCAGGCACCGCCAGAACAGCCATTATCACCGGCCCATCAGCAGCGGCATTTACGTGGACAGTCACAGCCATTATCACGTCGCTTGATTTCAGGCAACCTCATGATAAAGAGTTGCCGTTCTCAGCCAAGCTCAAGATTACGGGTGTACCCGTCCTCGGAGTCACGGCTGCTACTGGTCCAACCGACATATTGGTTACAGGTAATGTGTCCGGTAGCCTGACAGAGACGCCGACATATGCTGCTGGAACATATCTATACTCAGTTGACACCAGCGCGGAAGCCAGTGTGACAGTTACGGTCACAGCAGCCGGGGCTGATACCATCACCGTAAATGGATCAGCAGTGACCACTGGTGTACCGTCATCCGCTATCACAATGACCTCCGGTGAGATAACGACCATAACAGTGATAGTCGGTGAAACTGGCAAGGTAAACAAGACCTACGTAGTGTATTGCGTAGGCGGTACTTAGGATTTAAGGGGAGTTGGGGCTTATCCTTTCACCCGATTCCCCTTAATTCAAGAAAGGACGGAAGGATAAATATGGCAATAATCACGCTGGATAAAGAGAGGCACCTGAAGCTCGACCTGAACGCCATGGTGAAATTCGAGGAAGTCACCGGCAAGAGTCTGTTCAACCAAAACGCACTATCGGAATTGAGCTCTATCGATATGCGGGCATTATTGTGGGCTGGGCTAGCGCATGAAGACCCAACGCTTACACTAACTGATGTTGGGGCGTTAATAACGCTCGAAAACATGGATATTGTAGCGAAGGCCATAACGGAGGCGTTGCATCCAAAACCCAGCCCTTTAGCCGCCTCTGGGCCTGGTGCCGACTCCACACCAGCCTGACAGAAGAGGATTTCTGGAAACTGGATATATCCCAGATACAGGCATTGCAAGAGCAATATCACAAAGAGCAAGAGCATCTATCTCAAATGGCATGGCTCAGAAACGCACAGCTATGTGCAGTAATCGCAAACTGTCATCGCGGGCCAGACACCAACCCCTATACAGTGGAGTATTTTATGCCGAGACATCAACAAGATTCTAAACAGAGTACACCAGAAGACCTCTTGACGATGGTTCGATTGTGGAATGCCGCCAGTGGGGGCAAGGAGGTTATTAATGGGTAAATCAGTCGGCGAGCTGTTTGTTATAATCGGTGCAGACGCGGCACCTCTAACGGAAGCCATGAAGCAGGCGGGAGTGCAAATCCGCGCTGAAACTAAAGAGTGGAACTCCCACTTCAAAACTGTTTCGGAACAGGCTACCAAAGTCGGAGTAGCTATCGGAGCGCTTGGTGCTGGAATTCTGGCGTTTGCCGGAAAATCAATCCAATCTTTCATGGAAACCGGCGACGCGATACAGAAGATGGCGCTCAAGACAGGCTTCTCGACCGAGGCATTGTCTGAGCTGAAATATGCCGCTGACCTATCGGGGACATCGTTGGAGGGGATACAGGTAGCTGTTCGCGGTATGGCCAATTTTCTCCAGGAATCGGAGAAGGGCACTAAAACCTATACCGACTCCCTCGACCAGATGGGGCTATCGGTAAAGGACTTTCAAGGGCTTTCGCCGGAGCAATCATTCTGGAAACTGGCTGATTCTATTGCTGCGATTGACGACCCGTTGAAACAAGCAGCGTTGGCACAGGACGCATTTGGCAAATCTGGCATGGACTTATTACCGCTACTGAAGTCCGGGGCTGATGGCCTATCAGAGATGAGACAAGAAGCTCACGACCTGGGAGTGGTATTTGACCAAGAGGCAGCCGATGCCGCCGCGAATCTGCAAGACCAGCTGACGAAAGTCAAGACTGCAATGGCTGGTGTGGCCAATACGGTAGCGGAAACATTGATACCGATAATTGTTCCGCTTGTGGAGAAGGTTAAGGATGCCATAAGCGGCTTTAATGATTGGGCCAAGGGGCATGAATGGCTGATTAAAACAGCAGTTGGGTTAGGTATTGCACTTGTGGGAGCTGGTGGGCTTCTGATAGCCCTGGGCCAGGTCAGTAAGGCCATTGTTGCGATTAACTCGGCACTGATAATTATGCAATCATTGTCAGGGCCTACAGGATGGGCAACACTAGCCGCGGGGGTGGCAATAGCCGGAGCTACCATATACGGTGTCAGCAAGCTGATGGGGAGTGGTGGCAGCACGACGTCAGACACATCTACCTATACACAATCTGATTACGAGAAGGCAAAGGCATCAGGGGCGACAGCAGAGCAATTATCCATATTGCAACAGGATATAGCATCCTATGATGTCGGCGGCATTGTTCCTGGCCCAATCGGTGCGCCTCAACTCGCAATCGTGCATGGTGGGGAAAACATTACACCTGTGGGTGGTAGTGGTAGTGTAATCAATAATCTCGAGGTTAACATTGAGACATACGGAGGTGATGATGCCAGTCTTCGCAATCTCACGCGTCGAATATCTCAGATGATGAGCGAAGAGACCCGCCGCTCCACTTCTAACTACGGACGAGCGGCAATATGAGTGCCCCTTCCAAAATCCAATACGAGATTATGATTGACTGGGATGCTACTGATTGGTCGGCAGTACCGGACTATTCAGAAGACTATGATGACGTAATATCCGACCTGCAAAACATCACCAGAGCCATGGGCAAAGACCAATCTACAGGTAATTGTCCGGCTGCCACATGTGACATTCTACTAAGGAACTATACTGGTAAATATTCTCCAGGTAACGTTGATAGCCCAATATATGGATTGCTGCGCCCATGGTTGCCTGTACGTGTTCGCGCAGAATTTCCCGCAGAATCTGAAAGTTGGACCACCATCTTTACAGGGTTTATCTCCAGAATCAAAGTGGAGCCATATATGGATAGGCAGACAATTTATCTGTATTGCACAGACGGGTTGGACTTCTTGTCTCGGGTAACAACCGCTCAGGACTGGAACGACCGAACATCAATGACGGACGGCGAAGCGGTAGGAAAGATTCTGGACTCTGCTGGCTGGTCGGCAACAAAACGTACACTGGACGTTGACGGCGGGGATATTACACAATATCCGACAACAACGGAGTATTAACATGGCATACACAAATATCACATTGCCCGTGACATACCGATATGACGAGGACGGAAATTTCTGCGGATGGTATCTAAACGGCTCCTGTACTGATTCTGAGCCACCTACCAATAATATCTTTTATGGTTCTACGACAAATTCAACTCCTACCCGGGAGGATAACGAATGGAATTCAGGAATATATCCTGGAGTATTGGGATTAATTGCACATGAGGCCTCTCCTGGGTTTGACGATCCACCTAATACCACGTGGTATCTAA